TCTCGCCAGTTCTCGATTTGCTTCGGCTGCTGCGTAGCTGTTTGCCGCAGACGCATCACTCGCGCGCGCTCTCGCCATCGCGGCATCGTCATCCGCTGAACCTAACAGTGCAGCCGTAAGATTACTAAAGCCAGCTGCAATTCCTGGGTCCATCGCGTAGGGGTTATATCGTGCCATTTATCCCGCTTTCTTATTTTTTTAAGCCGTAGCCAGCTGCCGTTTGACCCGCCCCTGTCAGAATCTGTGCCACAGGGCTGTATGCTTTCTTATTAGCTGCCAAAAGCTCCGCATCCAGCGGTACGCTGTTGCCTCGCATAAACCCTGCATTTTGGCTTACCCCTGCGCCGCTTGACGCCATGAGTGGGCTAATTGTATTTCCTAAATAATCACTGACACTATTTAAATCTGCTAGCTGTAGGTTACGTGCAGCGTCCTTGTCGGCTTGGGCATTCATCGCGGCAGACATGACATCTTGTATAACGCGCGGCGCATTTCCCGATGACGGAGACATCGATGGGGCAGGGGCCGCGCCTATGGTTTCGGAATAAAGGTTAGCTAAACTTTGACCAATATTTGACACTCCTTGGTCAAAGTTTTGGCGCTCCATACCAGCGACCGACTGATCGATACCACCTCGCGCTTCGCTCTCCAAAGCAGTGTTCCTTGCCGTGTTTTCGTTCAACGCTAGAGCTTTAGCAGATTCAGCACTTTGCGTTGCATTTTGCTGCATTGAAGCGCCCATGATTTGCGAACCCGCAGCCATAATTAAAGTTGGATTACACATTAACCTACTACCCTTATTGATGAACCAGAGTACGGAGAGCGCAACCCGCTCAACGCGCTTGGCTGCGTGTTTGTACCTATTCTATTTACACTACCTGACGCCCTTGAAGCTGAATTGGTTGCTGTGCTTGGGCTGGTGTTGGCTGTCGGATCATTCGCAATTCGCGTGTAACCAGAAAAGAAATCGTCCACACTGGATTGTGCTTTGCGATATGGGTCAACTGCTCCGGCTACGTCATAGCCTCTTATTTTGTTAGTTTGATTCTGAACTTCACCGATGTTGGTAGATGGCGAAGAAAAGGCGGCAAGCGCATCTGATATAGATTTACGTCCATCCGAAACATTCTGGCGGCTCGTAGCCCCAACGCTATCACTGTATTTCGCAAATGCAGTGTCTTTGTCACTGAGCATACCCAAACGACTATTTAAGTCGTCCTGTGATAACAGCCCAGCGCCTTTGTAGTAGTCGTAAATCCCGCGAGTGCTTTCATCAAAAGCTGTATTAAACTCTGCTGATGGGTCAGCAATCATATTAGAAAAGTAATCAGGCGTGGCAAACGAAAAGGCGCTATTAACTTGGCTTTCCTTTTCTGTCATTGCCGAAGACCTAGCTTGAATTGCTTCGGCTAAAGTTAACGGCCTTTGTGGGGCAGAAACCGTATATGGCGACCGGCCAGAAGCCGAACTGCCGTTACCATCGTTAGGTTGCTCATTTGGAAATTGTTTATTTCGAGCAATGGTTTCGTCTGTGCGCTTGTAATATTGAGTAATCTCGTCGTCAGTGTAGCCTTCTTTACCCAATGCGGCGCGACCTTTATCACGATCCCCAAAAGCACCACCCGACATTAAATCAATTCTACCCATATTAACATCAGTAGCAATTTTTTGAACTATGCCAGGAGGCTTTGGCCTTGGGCGTGGCCTTCCTGTAATCTTTACTGGTGCTAAATTTGATGTGCCAGTTTTACCAGGTGTTTTATCACCTTCCTTCGCTCCGCATCGCATCATTTTTTGATTAAAATTATACATTTAATTATAAATAATCCTCGAAGAACTCAGTTTATCAAATCCATCACCGATTACGTTGCCATAACGTGCTTGGTTTCTTCGCTCTAACTGCGCTTGGTTAGCCAACCCGCTTGTGACACCTCCGAAAAGCTGTGCTATCGGCGAATAGCTGGGGATTTCAGCGGCAGAAGTGGCTCTGCTTGAGGCAAGGTTAGCTGCCAAAACTGGATCTGCGAGGCTTTGGTTTTGAGCAATCAAATTGGCTTTTGCGTTTTCTATGTTCTTGCGGGTGTTGTTGGAATACTCCCGCCCTTTGTCGGCCACACTTCTTAAAGCATCGGAGTTTTGACCAGATAACTTAGCGGTCTGGTCGGCGGATACGCTCGATTGCAACATACCATTACGCGAAAGAGCCGCACGAAGCTGGAGGGTGGCGTCTTTAAACTGGTCGGCAACCTCCGGTTTTGCATAATCAATGTATGACTGCGTTCTACTGTCGTAAAAATCATCATCATATCCAGCAAAGGTGCTGTCAATATTGTTTTTCCCAGCACGAACTCTTCCTTGTCGCGCCTGTTCTTGCGCGCGCTGCAATTCTGCTTGCTCTTGAGCTTGTGCTTGCCCACCATCACCTAAACACATTTTTCATCACTCCACTTTACTGGATCGTTCTTCGTCCAAGAGAATTGCTTAAAATCTTCACCATTTTTTCCATAGCTTTTTAACATCGCTTCCTCTTTTAAGCCCAAAAACCGTATCCAGTTATGCACTTCGTCGTATCCACATATTGATTGCACTTCTACTCTGTGTGCGTTGGCTCGGACTAATGCTGGTATTATATCCCGAATTATGCGCTTTGTCAGAAACTTGCCTACTTTTTGAAAGCTGTCAGTCGCAAACATCCCCAAAGACCAAACGCCTATGCGTTGTGGAACGTAACAAAATATTGCAATACACTCGTCGCCTTCACCGAATGAATAAACGTTGTGATAGTCACCGAATGAATTAGCCAGATTTTGAGCAAGGGTTTCTCTGTCGTCTTCCCAGCGAACGGCAGATATTTCCTCATAATCTTTCGTTCGCATCGACAGTGCTACATTGTAAACATCTTCCGGCTCGGAAAGGCTCATCCAACACATTAGCCGCTCTCCCCGCCTTCGTAGTGGATAGCAAGGTTTCCCAGCTTTGCGGCTCCGCTTGCAGAGCAAACAAGTCTTGGGGCTAAATGAGTTGAGTACCCAGACAACGTTACTCGACCTAATCCGAATGTAGTTTGGTGAACTGTTGCAACCTCTTCTCTAAGTGATATGTCCTGTGGATCGGTTGCCACACTGACCGTCCATGTGTTTTCGCAAGTCACATCAAGCGACGAAAACGTTTTGTAAGTCGCTGGAGCCGACGCATCCAAGAATGGCATTTGCACCACAACCTCACTTGCATCGTAAGTATTTCCGTTCTCACCTCCCAACGAATATAACTTATTACCACTTCTACATAACGTCTGACGACCATCATATGCCCACCTATCTACTACAAAACCTGGTTCATAAATCGACCATGCACTTACCTTTGATGAAGGAAAAAAGCTGAAAACATATACTTTTGAACCAATGGAAAGGAAATAACGACCGTCACGCGGCTCTAATATAGCTTGCGCTTCTTCAGCTGCCGCACGATTTGTGCGAATGTCTGCAACAATAAGCGAGTCAATCGGGTTGCCAATATCCCCAACGTAAGCAGCGTTCGAGCTATCGCGCGACCGCAAGCTACGAATGCCAGAAAGGTTTAAGTAAAAGACATCATTATCTCCGAACTCAACTACGCTGTCTGGAGCAATCGTACCTGTGTTTTGTAAAACTTGTATTTGCTGATTTAAATTTGCATCTGGATCAACAAACCATATTTGAACAGCTTCTTCTGCAAACACAGCAATGTTATTAAAGTAACTGGCAATCGATTTAAGATCTTCAGACCCACGGCTATGGTTGGCAAGGTTAATAAACCCAGCGCCGGTAGACGTATCATTCCACTCCGTTGGATCATCTATGCCAGAAAAATGTAACAAGCTGTCACTAAGCGCGTACATCTTTGTTTTGACCGGACGAACAAAAGCACCAGGAGTGTAACCTTGAACAGATGAAGCATTAGCCCCTCCGTCGAGATAGGTTTGTGACACTGGATCAAAAGCTGTCGTGACGTTACCAGCAGATACAATTGCAACGGCTAGATTGTTAAATGAAGAACCGCTTTCTTTGCTGATAATGTTTACAAATTGGTTAATTGCGGTCGCTTCATACTCTGGTGAAGATGGAAAATCGTTTATTTCTTTAGCTATTTGAGATGCTGTGTAGCTGTGGCTGGTTCCCCAAACTACTTGTGAGCCAATAATAGGAACGCCGTTTACCGTGATGTTTGTTACAGCGTTATCAACTCCACCGCTCATGTGAACTACTGAACCCATCGTTACCGCGCCTTGAATCTCAAACGTCAGCTGGAACGCGTTGTAAGTTATTCCAACTAGCGGGGCGGATATAGTGATAACCGCGCCAGAAGCTGCCGCTGTGTACCCATGAGAGCCGTTTGTTATAGCTGTTGCGATGTTAGTCGCTGTAGTGCTGTCTGTGCCTGTGTGGGCTACTGGAGATGCAATAAGGTCTACGTTATTGATCCGCAGCACTCGCAAGTTATCACTTGGATTAGCTGTGCCGCCTGTTACCGTGATCGATGCCGTTGCAGCCGTTCCGCCAGCTGAACCCGCTGTTACCTCGAACGTTGATCTGGCTCTACCATCAAACCAATCTGTAATTCTTACGCCGTTGTAATAATGATAAATCCGACCATCAGCAAACCGCGCAGCTGCATAAATCTGTCCATTGTAAAAGTCACTTGAAAGAACATCGGTTAAAGCTTCGCCGGACGGGTGCTGTAACCTGATATAAGAAATGTTACTTGGCGTCCCAGCTGCAAACGTCACGCTTGATACTGCGTCAGAGCCAAAAACATAAATCTGACCACCGGCTGCCGCCAACCCGATTGTGTTGGAAGGCAATGTTGCAAGCTCAACAAAAGCGGGGCGCTTCTCGATCTCACCGCCGCGAGTTATGTGCGCGTTGGTTAACTCAATTAAAGAACCAGGAGTTGCCGTTTGGTTCATTCTGCGAGAGTCTAATCCACCCCTAAAGTCTTCAATTAGAACGTATGGCATTTATGACCCCGTTGTGGCGATAAGAGGTGGCCCCTTTGGCCGGTACATGCCCTGTGGCTCACCCCCAGATATAACAAAAGTTTCTGTTTTAGCGTTGCGCGCTTTCAGACGCATGTAGTGCGCTTGTGCTTGTGCTAGTTTGTTCTGAGCGTCAGCCTGTTTCTGTCTGGTCAAAAGCTCTGCTGCGGCAAACATAACCAACAGCTGATCGTCCAAATCAGCTGTGTCAGCTTCCGCAACAAATGCCGATAAGTTGCGGATTCCGGTAATCCGAATAGAGTTTGCTCCAGTAGATGTAATAATATTATTTGCCGGAATGGGCCAAACTTCAATCTGATTGGCTCCATACGCATCGAATTTTCGTACCGGCGATGACCTTATGCCACGATCGCTATCGTGGTTGTTGTATTCGTCACCGCCAATACCATAATGAAGCCGATCCCAAACATCTCCATGCTTAGTTTCAATCTTTTCAATTCTTTCAAAAACCATATTTTGAGGCACATCGTAGTAACGTTGACCCGCTGCTACATTAAGATCCGACGTTATACGCAAAAAAGGCCAAGCGTAATCATCCCAAAGCCTCCGCTGAGTGCGCTTTAATAAGTTAATTAAAACGTCTCGCGTTGATTTACCTAAGTTTGGTTGCAGAGAGTGACCCGCTTCCGCTCTAAGATCATCAATCAACTGACCTAATGTTGTACCTCTAGCCATACTTTATTCCTCGACGTAAGCCTCGTTGTCAGGCGTTTCGGGATCATCTTTAACAAAATGACCTTTTTCAGTTCTCGCGCGCTTGCGAGAGGCTGGCTTGTTCTTTGGTTTTTTTGGTTTTTCTTTGTCCCAACTTGGGTCAAGTAGTTCTGGTGAAATTCGTGCTTCACTTAACGTTTTAGGCAATTCACCAAATTGTTGGAAAATTTCTATAACCTTTGCATCTTTGTATAAAACTCCCAGACGATCCCGCTCAATTTCAGTCGAACTGTCTATCTGGTCCCAAACGCGAATGTTATTTACAGCGTCACCGCCGTGTATTGTTTGTAACAGAACAATTTCAGCTATTGTTACAAAAGGTTTACTTACTACAGCCCTAACATCGCCCCCGATAGCCACAGTACATTTACATACATCAAACATTAATAACTCCTAAATTAAAGGGAGATGACCGAGGCCATCCCCCGATTAGTCTACGAAATTTCGTAAACACCGTGGCAGTTCAGCTGAGTTGCTGAAAGTGCTGCGGTAGTAGTGATAGCGCGATACATGACGTATTGTGTCGCTGGACGCGCTGGACTGTGACGCTTCATCTTTTCACCGTCCATGTAGTACATGCACAGCTTAGACGTATCCATGATGTAGCACCGCTTGTCTGGGTTCTTGCCTGATATAGTCAGATCATCAAGCGCCGGATCATATACAAAGTTAAGCCCATTGTAATTGATCTCACCCATTGCAATGTTTTGACCGCGCGCAAAACCAGTTTGCGAGTAGTTACCATTGCGGCGAAGTTCGTCGCCTAGTCGATCAAGGAAAGCAGAGCCACAAACAGCAATGTTAGGCTTGCCGCCAAAACGCTTTAGCTGTCGCATTTCTGAGTGCAGCGTTTCGATCAATTCTTGACCAGTTGCAGATGTTGTAATCGCAACATTTGAGCGATTTCTCCACCATGTGTTTGACACGGTAGACAATCCACCAACGGTTGTTCCAGATGCACTTGGATCATCAACGATCAAAGACTGAATACCAGCAATCGCATTTGCGTCAGCTGTACCGTCACCATAAAGGAAATCGTTCATGCCACGGGCATAACCTTCCATCATGTCATCGAGTTTGTCTTGAAACAAATTAACCAAAACAGTGCTATCACGACCGCTGTGGTTAGAAGTTCCGCCCGACGTTGTGCTGTCCGTTACGCTAATACCGTCCTTTTTAAGTTCGGTCAGTGTAAGCGAAATACCAGCATGGTGTTCTTTCCACGCATAGTTAGCACGTTTTATGTTAGCTGGGTTTGCATAAGCGACAGTATCGTTATGCGTATAACCAGCTACAGTTGTAGTGTAAGTGCCTTTAACAGCTACACTTAATTCAGCTTTACCACCAGGAAACGTCTTTGCTGCGCCATCAATAGCTTTCAGCAAAGGTTTGTCTTGGAGGCTTTGGCTGTAGACGTTGCCTTTATCGATGTAGTAATCGAGTGCGGCGTTGGCGATGTTCGCCAGTTCGGCAGATGAAAATGCCATTTCTACGCTCCTTTATGCGGCTCCGTTAGTCAGCGCGTGTTGAACTGCTTCCATTAAGCTGTTCGGCGCTGCTTCGGGTGTTCCGCTTATTTTGCCACCTGATGCCGGTTTGATTTGTCGGACATTTTTGAAACGTGCTGTGTACCGCTCAGAAACAGTATCGTAGGCTTCCTTTGCCATCGATAACGCCTCTTGACTTGTTTGCGGCCTTCCACGATCCAAAACCAACAATCGAACGCGATCATCAATTTCTGCTTCTTTGAGGCTGTAATCTGGATCAGATTGACGAGTTTTTTCTTCCCAAGTAGTAACGGTTTGAGCCAAGTAACTTTTGTTTTGCTGTTCTGTTGATGCAGCGTTTTGCTGCTCCAGCTGCTCACGCATCTGCTTTTGACGCTGTGCTTCCATCCGTGACACGGATAGTTCTCTAGCAGCATCTTCATCCAGATAGCCGTCATCCACTTTCGATTGAATGTCTTGCGGAATTTTAGAACCCGTTACGACTGAAAGATTTTCTACATAAGGCTGCAAGGCTTTTAACGCTTCGGCTGGATTGTTCTTCATCAATGCCATGATTTGAAGGCCGGTGGCTGCTTCATCAGCAGATACAGAGTTTTGATCTAAAAAGCTTTGTATCTGATTGTACTGATTAGCACCTTGCTTGTAGCTGTTTCTTTCTTCAATTAATTTTTTAAAACGTGGATGTTTATTAAAGGGTACGTCTTCAAAGCTTTCATCTTCATCAGAAGAATCCTCTGTAGACGCAATAAACTCGTTATCCTCTTCAGTTTCAGTCTCTTCGGGTTGCGAACCCTCGTCCGTAGTAGACATCTGCATTGCATCTTGAACAACACTTAGTAAATCTTCTTCAGTTTCGCTTTCTGCGCTTGACGAAAGCACCTCTTCGTCCTGGGGTATTTCAGAGTCGGTGGACGGTTCCAACTCTTCGATCTGATCGACCATGTTATCGTCCTTATAAGTTACGGCAGATGCCGTTGATTTAGTTTAACGCGATTTGTCACAACTTTCAACAAACTGCTACTGATTAGCTCCCATTGGTGGCAAACTACCACCAGAAGCCATTTGTGGCGCGTTATCCGCACCTCCTTGTGGCGATCCTTGTAGTGCGGGATCACCCGTTCCTGGTCGCTGCAATTGGTTCATTGCAACAATGCTAGGTACTTGATCTGCAAAAGCTTCGTTTAGCTCCAGCTTGTCATCAAGCCGTTTCAACAATTCTTTCGCTAACCATTGTGGATCAATTCCAGGAATTTGCAGTAGGAACGGCATGATCCGCTCCATGTTCTGCAATTCAGCTGCTCGGTTGGGCTTGCCAGTAGAGCCGGCCTCGATCTCTAATAGAATTTCTTCCATTACATCTAATCGAGTAAGCTCCGGCCAAACAGCACCTGGACCTACAATCTTTTTAACCGCCTCAACAGACATCTCTTGCAATAGAACCTGTCCAGCTGCGCGCGTGATCTCAGACATAAAGCTGTCAAGCTCGTCAATGTTCGCACCCAAGCTCGACATTCGAGCCGACTCCGCAATCGAAGTCTCAGTAGCAGTCGCTTTGCTGACGCCACCAAACTGTGCTTCTTGCGCACCGACAACCAGCTGAATGTCATCAAAGATGGTGCGTACTTCGTAAAGATTTGGATCAATGCCAATCTGACCAATAGGTTGGATGACATCGCTAACCTTCTGACCAGACGCTAATGCTTGAAGTTCGATCACCGCATTGGCGGGGTGAGTTGACAACTTTTCTTTATCCGCTGGCTCAAGAACACCGGCTGGGGCTGCATACTTTGGACGGTTTGCGCGTCTATGCTCACGCAATCCTTGCCGCGCACGGTTATATTCGTGCTGCATCGGCATTAGCAGTTGAACGTCACTTGGTGGATATAGGTGATCTTTGTGTTCTACCTCATTAAAAACTAACGAGAAGATGGGCCAAAAGCTTTCTACATGAATGTCTGGGCTGGACGGTTCACGAAGAAAGTCATCGTATCCGTCAGCTACGCAGTATTGCACTCCAGTTTTCTTATCAAATATATCAAATATCTGCACTAAGCCTTTATTGACGCCTTCACCATTCTGTTCGTTGTAAGAAACTTTCTGGTCATACGGGTCGTTGCTGCCGGTTAAGCGGCCCTTCATATCATATGAACGGAACTGGTTTTTTAGATCGACATCATAAATTTCTTTGATCTCGTCTGGAGACAGATACAATTCATGTGCCAACCACCCAGCGCCAACAAAACCCCGTACCTGTCGGCACATCGGATCGATAATTATGCTATTGGCCTCTGGGAAATCAAACACCAGACCTTCGCGCACCGTAATCATGTCCTGATCCATTAACGCCTTCATCGAAAGCATCAACTCTTCGATCTGTGGATCATCTTGCTCGATCTCGCCTTCTGCCGCTTCAGACGAAACACGGCGCAGAAAGTCTATTTGAGATTGAACATCCGAAATCTTTGCTGATACCTCTGGAGAACGCTGCATCTCCCGCTGGTAGTTCACTTTTACAAAACCAACGCCGGTTGTCACAACCCTACGGACCAAGGCTTTCATTTCGTTTTTGAAAGTCGGGGTCTGTTCCTTCATGTAATAGTCAAAAAGGTTTTCCAGAGTAAGCGCAGTATTGTCTAACATTTTATTGTTGTTTTTGGCGTTTTGAAAATCTTGGATAATCATAGCCGCTTCGGGTGGAGGGGGCATTCCCATTTCCGCTGCTTGCTGAGATGCCTCATAGGCCATCATAAGCGTCTTTTGGTCGCCATCCCACGCCACATGCTCCATGCGCTTTCTACGTTTAGCCACAGCCTTGGGGTTTTTTGCGTATAGTTGCGCCGTTCGCTGCTGAACATGCCGTTGCAAAATGTTTGCGACATACTGACTATCATCCCAGAGCGCGGCGTCAAAACCTTTGAGCGTAGCGTCCATATCTTTGCGCATTTGCTTGTACGCTTTATCATGGAAACCTTTTGCGGATTTAATCTTTGAGAGCCAACCAGAAACAAGAGCTTTTCGTCGCGCTGTTGGCTCCTTTCTTTCGGTGTCGGTCCCTTCTATCAACATTTCTTCGTGCATTACCAACCTCCGGTCGCATTAAACATGCGTTCTAATTTCTTTTGCTCGTTACCCGCAAACTTAACCCACGCGAGTGTTCCAACCTCTGGAGTTCTATTGTCTCTAACAATTGCACCGCCTGGTGAAGCTATTCGAGACAAACCCATGCCAATCCATGCCAGTGTATCAACAAAATCATCGTGACGCGACTGCGGAAACTTTAAAAGCTCGTCAACCGCTCCCTGTGTCCAGTGGGCGCTCTTGGGTAGCTGTACTTTTTTCATAGCCATGCGACCCAAAATACTTTGTGCGCGTTGCACTTTATTTGCTACGGGCGTTACCTCTTCGATCCGGCAGTAAACCTTTTCTTCAGCCATACGCTTGCGCAGAAATGGGCCGATAGCTTTAGATATATGACCTTTTTCTGCCCACCATATCAATGGTTTGTGCTTACGCATCAAGTCCAACATGGCATCCACTACCTTGTCTGTTGGCTGCTTCTGCCACCAGCAGTCAATCAAGTATATATCGTCGTTATGATCGACACCCACGATTAGCAAACAAGTAGCATCATTTCGAGTTTTATCAACGCCAACAGCGTGATCGGAAGCGGCGTAAATTCTTAAATCTTTTGGTAAATCAGCCTTATTGTAGAAAACCAAATGCTCTCTGCGAAATAAATCTCCGTCCTCTGGCGTTGGCTTGCCTTGATAAAGAGCAGAAAACCCGCGTCGATCTAAACGGCGCTGTGCTTCCATAAACTCCATGTCAAAGCGTTCCGGCCAAAGCAATTCCCCAGGTTTACGGCCAAGAGGATCATCTTCTTCTGCAAGGGCAGGGAGGTTAATTATCTTCCACTTCGACGCCTCTTCCGGCGTGTAATGAGGATTGGTGGGATCAGTAAGACGCCCAACCAAGTCATCTTCGTGCCAACGAGTTTGAACAATTACGATCGATGCTGATGATGTCATTAGTCGCGTCATTAAAACTTGAGTAAACCATGACCAAAGCTGTTCACGCAATGCTGGCGAATTTGCTTCTAAACTATCCTTAATAGGGTCGTCCAGTATGACAAAATCACCACCTCGGCCTGTGATCGACCCACCTCTACCCACAAATACAGACATGCCACCAGCACCGCTTTGAATACGAGACTTAGATGCACCGCCTTTTCTAAACGAATGGTTAGGGAATACGTGCTTGTATTGAGGTGCGCTCATTATACTTCGAACATCTGCACCAAAGTCTTTTGCAAAATCTTCGTTATATGTGGCAAAGATAACGTTTCGGTAAGGGTCTTTACCTTGTATCCAAGGAACAAATCGCCGTGAAACTAGCTCAGACTTTCCGTGTCTCGGTGGCATAGAAACAATCAAACGCGGAATGTGACCTTTTTCTACTTTCTCTAACACTTTTGCCAAAGCTCGATGGTGCTTTGCATCCTTGAACATACTCAGCTGAATGTCATCTGGGTCTTCTGGATCAGGCATTGTGTACTTCACAAAGTCTATAAAGCTGGTTCTGCATTCAATGGCCTTCTTTAGCCGCTTTGCAGACGCAATCTTTTTATCAAGATCTTCGAAACGCTTAATCTCGTTCATCGACTAAATCCAATGCCTTTTCTAACGTTTCGGTGTTCCGCCTACTCCACCCATTTCCGTAAATTTTATAGTCGTCCAGAGAGCGGTAAAACGCTTCGCGGCCATCATAGTATTTGTGTAAAACGTCTATTGGATCATGGTCATAAACCGACGCTACCGTTTTCGGCCCTATTGCCCCATCAGCTTTCGCCGATACTGCGCGTTGAAGTATCTTAGCTGCGCGGCCTGGTCCGGCATTAACACAAAGATCAGCACAGCTTACGTCTACCCCAGAAGGAAGGTCGTCACCTTTAATGGCGTTCCAATAGTTTTGCTTGTACAGCGGTTTAACATCATCTTTTGTTAACTTTTGCATCACATCTTTCGGCGCTGGCTT